CCAAGTGTAGCGGCCAATATAAATGTCACGATTCAAGAATTTCGATATAGAAGCAGGATCATTCATACCATCATCGAATGTTACATCATTACCATGAGTAATTTCTGCAACGTATGTTGGTCCACCTTCTTGAAACTCCACAGTTTCATTAATATGGGCTGAGCGCTGGGTTTCGCTATATATTTTAGTTCCTTCTGACCCAGTAACAGAAGCACTATTATTATTTTCGATATTTTCAGTAAGCTACTAATCTAAAATACCTGACAGCTCAATCAATGGTATTTCGACTTCAGGGGACCTGGATCATTATCCGATTCATCATCGATTAAGAAGGCATCCTAGGCCCATACTCCCTAAATAGGGATTCCCACTTTCACAGTACAGCTTCTTCTCAATTATTACCTGAAGTTTATATAAAAAGAGAAGTGATCCAATACTGTAGCTAAATATCCAGCTTAGCTGCTAGCCAAGGTTAACTTTTCATTATCAGCAGGTAACCAAGGAAAGAATGCTGTTCCCGAAATCTTTTCTACTGTGGCATCGTAAGTTACGTCAACCTCAGGGTAATCTTCGGGCATGATCTCCTTCATAATCGCGCTTACGCGTTCAAATTCAGATCGACCATGTTGTGCCAATTCATAAAAGAATGTATCCAAACCGGTGATTTGTTGCTCTCGGATCGACATTGCTTTAGAACCCAAACCTATGGTAATCATCTTACCTAATGATTGTTTTTCTAAAGGAGCAAGAAATCTTTGTCTTTCCTCATCCCATACAAATCGGCGTTTGCAAATCGTGATTTCTGTCGAAGATTCATACTTATATAGATCATCCGACTTATCAGCACGAGTATACTTCATACCTATCTTATTACAGAAATTGTGCAAAGTCATGAAATTAAATTCTTCTTTCACTTGTTCTGAAACGGTCCAGGTATTATCATCGCCTTGTGCTTGAAAGGCGACGTGTTTATTAAAGTTATTCAACGCTAATTTTAAAC